GAGCTCGCCCATAGCACCCTGGCTCTCGGGTCGCGACGGGTTAATTGAATAGAGATGCCTAAGCATGTAGATCTTGAGGCAGAGGATTGGCGGACGCGGGTTCGAAACCCGCCACCTCCACCAAACACCCAGAGTTAAGACCCTGTTTTTACAGGGTTTTTTCTTTTATAGCCCCTCCTTTTTGCTCAATGTGTCACCAATGTGTCACCGGAGCCAATTTAACCGCCTCTTCAAGGTGCTTCGGTGCAAGGTGCGCGTACCTCATAGTCACTTTTACCGATGAGTGCCCGAGGATACGCTGAAGCGTCAGAATGTTGCCGCCCTTCATAACAAAGTGACTGGCAAAGGTATGCCGGAGAACGTGGGTCGCCTGCCCCTTTGGAAGCTGTATACGCGTCTTTTCCAACACTCGCCGGAAGGCACCAATGCTACTGGTGAAGCTCCCATGCAACCGCCAATGCTCATGCAGGTAATCTGATAACTCAGCCGATACCGGCACCGAACGGACTTTACCGCTTTTGGTATTCGAGAACGTCACGACATTGTTTACAAGGGACACCGGTTTCAGGTTCTCAGCTTCAGACCAGCGAGCACCGGTAGCCAGGCAAATGCGTATGAGCGGTTCCAAGTGCGGATTTGAACCGAGTCGACGATCACGGACAGCGTTCAGGATCTCGGTAATTTGCTGATCAGTGAGCCAGGACAGTTCCTGTTCCTGAATGCGGATCTGCTTCACCTTGGAAAGCGGGTTGGGGTAAGTGATTTCTCCCAGGGAGAACAACTCATTGAATACGGAACGGATATACGTCAGCTCGTTGTTCAATGTCTTGTCACTGATACCAGCGTCAGAACGTTGCCGCCGATCGCGAGCATAGGCAGATGACGTAAGGGAACGCGCAACCGGATTACCCAAGCGTTGAGCCAACCGCTGCAACGCACGATGACGGCGCTCACCATCATTTAGCGTATGACCATGCAGGTCATACCAGGATTGAACCAATTCAGATAGACGCCGGTTATCACGCTCGGTCGTCAACTGTGATTTAACAGCAGCAGACTTGCTCCGCACCTTAGCTTCAAATTGAACCGCGTCAGCTTTACGGTCAAACGTGCGACGAATACGCTTGCCCCTGGATAGCTCGGCATCGACTTGCCAGCGGCCTGACTTTGTTTTCTTAACCGACATCAGACAGCTACGCCCCATCGAATGGTTCGCTCCTGGAGCTTGTCCCTGATCCATTCGTAAATGTCTCGCTCAGTCTTGCCCCTCAACTGGAAGTACTCATATACAACGGTCCAGCAGTCCCATTCCTTGAGCGCATTAAATGCCTTTTTTGCGCCGACACGCTCCCTAGCCAACAGGCTGATCATGTTGCCCAGGAAGAGTTCAACGTTTTTACCACTGAAGCCAGCAGCGGACTTATAACGGCGTTTGTAGTCCATTTCTTCAGGGTCAATCGTGGCGTGAGGAAAGACGCGGATATCCTGGCGAAGGAACGTCCACACAGGATCAAACACAGTTGCCGACGACAGTAGCTTGAACGCCGTACAGCCGTAACGCCAGATAGCAGTCAAATGAGCAGCAATCTCGGCGTATGTATGGGTATCGATGACTTCCCCGGTCTGGACGTTGACTGAGCCCTGTGCAAATTGCTCGATGACTGAGTGATGAAAGCGATGCTCAATGCGCCATACGGGCAAATCAGGATCATAGTTATGAGGGTCTGAATCATCGAAGGGATTATCAGCAGAACGCCAAACGTCCTGCCAGAAGTCGAGCTTATCAGTCGCCTTTGCCTGATCGGTCTTGTTGTAAATGGCCAGCTGATGACCATTGGCCGATCCCCACAAGAACGATTTACCACGGCCATACACGGCTGCGCGTTCGTCGAATTCAATGCGTTCAACACCCGAGAAATCCCGTTGCAGCTTCGACCGACACTGCATACGGGGGACCATGTCAATCGGTGGCATCCACCCCTGAATATCGACTGCAATATGAACGGCGCATTGGGTGGGCTGAGACTGGTGCAAAATTTTACCAGCCAGGCGATCCATCAAAGACTGGAGCTGACCAGGCTCCATTTGCCGGATGAGGTGGGGACTCACTTCAATCTTGAGATGAGGACCAGACACATCAGCCTTACAGTTGAAGTTTTTGAACAGGAGGATCAGACCCAAATCGGCGTTCTGAAGCTTGTACTGATAGCCAGAGTCGCGGCCTACACGGCCAGCAAACCAATGATAACCAAACAAACTGACCAGCCCCTGAGACTGTTCCAGGGTCGAGAGGAGATCCTCACGGCATACACCACGATACAACTGGCGAACCGTATCAACACCAACGTGAAGCACACGGATTGCTGACAAATCGGTTATCTGTGCCGTTTGAGGGGATACGAACAACCGGCCGTGATCACACTCTTGGCCGTCTAACGTCATGCGGATCTGATCCTTTACCTGGGACATTTTTTCAATCCTTACAACAGGGGGTTAACAATGGTCTAACAGGTCGTTTCTTAGGCGTTTATCTAACGTGCTACAGGGCCGTCCGGGGCGGTGCGTTCGGGTGCTCAACATTCCGCCCCTCTCGCCCCGCCCCGAACGCTTTACCACTGCTATTTCGAAGCACTAGGGGAACACAGGTAACGGGATAGGATTCACCCTGATAGACAATTTCACCGTAACAGCGACCATAACCATTGAAGTGATAACCCATCTGGCGAAGGTCGGATGCAAGGTATTCGACGGGATCACCCTCAACCAGGACACTCAAGGAGTAATAAATCCGATTTGGGGCTGAAGCATAACCGGAGATCCAGAGTCTCAAACCAGAAAGAGGTCCAGACTCTATAGAACCAGCTTGACGATCTGGGCGAGGCACCACATCACTGTGACCAGGATCATCATCCGGAACAGGACGAACCCCAGAAACAGAGACAGGGGCTTGAGGAGAAAAGTCAGCAGACGGATCGGAAGCAGGAGCAACCGGTAAAGCTTCTGAAACACCCATAGGAGAACTGAAGAGCCGGTCGAGTCCGCCTGCGTAGATGCTGTAACCGATAGAGAGAACGGTGATACCCAACGCAAATAGGACACGAGGCGATTTAAAGAGATTGAACCCATTAAGCGTTTGCGACGCGACTCCCGTTTTGGTGGAGTCGTAGAGTCTAAAGACCAGAGGGTTAACCCGTTTATCTCGTACGACGTCAAAGTCTGAGGCTGATTGTCCGTTTTTTTGAGCATCATGGTAACCCTCTTTATAACCTTTAAACATGGGGCCAAGTAAGGCCTTATTTTTGTGCTTGTAGGCGCCTTCAGTGGTCTGGCGAATGTCATCGCGTATGGATTTGATATTGGGAGCAGTTAATACAATATCCCAGTTAAAATGGCGGTGCATCTCCCAGGCTTCAACCCAGTTGGCAGGTCGGCCATCAATGGAGGCCTGGTCCGGTCCGCCTGGATAATCGAGAGCATCCAAATCCTTTTGACGCCACGCCTTGGGAAACATGACACCGGACTCATCGAACAGGCAGAGAGCGCCCAAGGGTGCCCAATGAAACCAGGTGGCCATCTGGTAACGGCCCTCTCGGGTATCAGTATCGACAAACACAACATCAAACGAGTCAGGCACATCTTGCATATGCAGGAACGTACGCTCGCGGCTGACACCCCTGATATTGGTCACAACAACCCTGCCCGCTTTAGCCGCAGGGATAAAATAATCCGACATAACACCAGCGGTTTTATAGGAACCATTTGCACCGTGATGGATAGAAATGGACATAATCAGAACCCCGGAATAAATCTAAGAACAAAGCGTGTGACCGCGGATGATAAAATAAAGTTAACGCCTTCAGGTATCTTTAAATACCCGAGAATACTACGCGTGGGAGCATCCAGCGTTCCCCATGCAGAATTCAAATAGGATGAAATATTCAAATCATTCATGATGGATTGAGCAACGTCCCAAGCAAAGGGTATGGCTGTAATCATAAAGCCAATATAAGCTTTAACGGACTCCTTAATAAAATAGGCATAGGCATCAACAGTAAATGTATAAATGCCGGAATAAATCCAATCCTTTATATCACCAAAGAATGAAATAACATCATTGAAAAATTCAAGCATACATCACCTCAGAATAATGAGAATTCCAATCACAACACACAGAAAAAAAAGAGCGGCAGCAAGCTTACTCAATTCATTGCTGTATTCAGATAAACAGATCTGTTTACTGACCCCCATGAAATCAATAAAGGGAAAACACGGAAGAGCACCGCCACCACCAGAAACCGAAAAACTAAACGTGTTTGAAATTTCAGAACGGGTATCATTGATTACGTCACGGAGCTTAGACCATTCCTGTTCTATCTCTGCATCCAATGGATCAATATCAAATCCGTCTGGATCGCGTCCGCCTGAATCCCCGGAGGACTGATAATCAATCTCCTGACAGGCCAACGCTTTTGGGTTATCTGTACAGAATTTTGCTTGATCAGAATCACCCTGATTAGCTGTGCCACCGCCAGACGTCCCACCGGATGAATTACCATTACCAGAACCATCACCGGACCCGTCTCCTGTACCGTCACCTGAACCACCGTCTGATCCATCACCGGAACCACCGTCTGATCCATCGCCGGAACCACCGTCTGATCCATCGCCGGAACCGTCACCAGAGCCGTCTCCGGAGCCATCTTCACCGCCAGAACTGCCACCTGTTGGACAACTCACATTGGGGGAAACTGTACCTGTTAATGTACCGTTTTCGTCATAACAGGGTTTTGGGGGTGTTACTGGTGGCTGATCACCATACTGATAACCAGAAATGGCAAGGCATGCCTGACCCGATCCGTCATCACATTCAGACGGCGGTAACCATTGATAAACAGGTACAACTTGACAGCCATCAGCATCAACAGAACCTGAACCAATTGCATCAATATTGGGAATACCTGAAAAGGATGTGCCAGCAGCAGGACATTCAGGTTCATCTGAAGGAGAATTACCAAAACATATGTGAGATGGAGTAGCTATTTGTCCAGCATTACAAACCGATGGTGAGTAAAAATCAAAAGCACTTTGTTTGCCACTTTCCATAGTATGGTAACAAGCGCCGTTTGCAGCATAGGTATAATTTCTCGGACCAGCCGACGCAGCACACGACTCGTCAGCAGTCCAACGGGGATAACCGGAACTAGTTGTATAGTAAACATCACCAACGGAAGCCGCGAAAACAGATACAGGTAAATAACCAATAAAAAAAGCAAAAAGGGGAATAAGAGTCCAGTTGACCCAATGCCTGGAAAAATTAGGGTTTGAATAAGAAAGGTTTTCTTTCGACATTGGGAGCCTCAAAAAGAAAGGAGCCCGAAGGCCCCTTGTTAAACGTACCATCCAAGCCGCATCCCTGTTATCAGGGCAGATGCAGCCATCGCACCGAACAACAGGGACCAGATCATTAGATACGGCGGATCAGGGCAATGATGATGGACACCGCCGCAATACCGGCAACCACACCGATAACCGCTGTGCCTACAGACTGGGCCGATTGTTCAGCATTGCCGAGTTCAGTGGTAACACCAGCAACGTCAACGGCTGCCATCGCATTGGCACCCACGAATGCAGTTGCAGTAGAGGCTGCAACACCTACTTTCTTCAGGAAGCTTTTCATTTCATTTTCCTCAACATTGATACAACAATTCCTGTCGCTAAACCGATAGCGAACAGACTTAAGATCCCCACAAACCCAATTCCGAAGGCCTGGGGGTCGAATCCCCCATTCAGCAGTAGATCGATCTGTTGAACCGAGTCACTGCTGAACAGGTAGACATTGGGCACCAGGGTAACGCTGTCGCAGATGGCTGCGGTGGCGTTCCAATCGGTGCAAATCAGTACATCAGCCACGATCAACAGCCTTTAATACTCTGTAAACGTCAGAGAGCAGTCAGGACATTCATAGGTAATCGAAACCGGATTAGAACGATCACCTTGAACATGTACCTCGTAGCACTCGCCGCAACATTCAGGGCAAGGTGCACAGAAGTGGTCATAAGCGGAGCCGATATCACACATAGTTATTTACCCTGGGCTGCCGGTTTTTCAGCGGTTTGGCGTTGACCAGGCAGTGACACAACGGATACCAGGTAATCTTGGTTGGTCATGCCGCCATAGGCGTTTTTGGCTTCTCGCGGTTCTGACTGGAACTCAACCATGCAGGGGCCGTTGTCCAGGTTCAGGGCGTCATACACCGCAGGTTCACTGGCGTACTCCATGACGCTATAGCCCTTTTTGTTGGGGCGGCGCGGATCGTTGGCCGGGGCCAGTACCTGCACTGAGCAACGGATCTCGCCGGTTTTGGACTGGTAAAAGTCCTTGTTGATCACAAACAGGGTTTTGGTAGAACGAAGCTCTGGAATGTTAAACATGGTTGTGTTCCTTAATTAACGTGATAACAAAGTGGGCACCGTACTGCGGGGCGTAAGTCTGGGATGCCTAATAAGCTGCCGCAGCAGTCGCAGAGCTCCCAATATTGAACCGCTTTATCTGGTGCCACTGGGGTCAGGTAAATCACTAGGCGAGGCGTTGACGCTTCGGCCTGGTATGCAGTGTGTCCAGTGCAGCCATACACACCGCATACCAGGCAAAAACCTATGTGCTCCGCTCGTTGCAGCACGTCCCTACGGGACCGGGCTCTATTGGCTACGCCAACGGGGCCTGAGGTCCCCGCCCTTACGGGTGACGATCCCTCGTGCCTGCGCGCTCCGCTTGCTAAAACCGCTCCCAGCTCTGAATCAAGGGCGGGGGGTTGTCCCCGTCCCGACATCTCTGCCAGTCGTGATGCGGACCGTGGCGCACTGCCTGAAAAGCGCAATAGACGCTGCGCTTCTGCTATTGCGCTTTTCATTCAGTACCCCCCTTTTGGTCCGCGACTGGCGACGATGACGGGGCGGGGACAGAATCAGACACACCAGGTGCAAAGTCCGGGCAGCCAGCCGATAGCCAGGCAGTCAGGACCGAGCCACAGAGGGTCCACAGGTCAGTTCCGCGATTGATGGCCTCTTTTTGAAGGCTCAGGTACACCGATGAGGGAGCCACCACGTAAAAGCGGCGCTCCTTGTCTTCGGGTTGTGCCAAGCGTGGAGGGATGATGTTCGACATTACGCGGCCTCCTGGAACACATTGCAGGCGTCAGGGTTCTGCTGGATGGATGCCAGGTGGCGGAATATGTGCTCAATGACAGGTTCAGCAGCTGACAGGGGGGCATCAAGGGAAATGCTGTATCGGTGGGTAGTGCTCATGGCCGAGCGATTATCAAATGGCTCGTAAGCCAATGACTGGATAGCTCGGGTTTCAAGACCAGGGCGACCACGGCGATCGACTTCAACAACACGAACAGACAAAGGGCCTGTATGAAGTGGTGACAAAATATCGAGGTCGAATCCGTAAGGCGTAAAACGAGCCATGAGGTAAGCACCCGAAGAGTTCAGGCGGCTGACTTCAGCAGAAATTTCAGACAGGTGAGCAATCAGGCATTCACGATCAGAGACTTGGGTAATAGCGTTCATCAGATCATTTCCTCTTCCATAAGATTTTTTGAAAGCAACGTGATGTTGACCAGGCGATGTTTGCCAATGCGGACAGATGGCAGATACCCGGACTCAATCCAGCCCTTCACAACACCCTCATCAACACAAATCCACTCGGCAAACTTCCGCCACGCCATCAACGGGGGCACGGGCGCCGGTGCTGGGGTAATCGGTTGTTGTTCCATGGTTGCGCCTCTATAATCGGTTGTTGTTGGGGTTTTGTATGAATTCTGTACTAAGTACGTTCGTAGATAGTACAGTTACGAGATTTGACTGTAAATAGTACAGAGATTGATTGTATAAATGGGTGAGACAGCAACTGATAGAGCTTTGCTATTATTAAGCCAAATAAACATGGCTGAACTAGCAGAACCCAGAACGAAAGAATACGACCGATGGCAGAACATCAAGAGAGGTCGTGCACGCTTTGGTATAGAAGAAGCGGGCATACTTGCGAGTAAGTACCCGCAGTACAGTATGTGGTTGCTTACAGGTAAGACAGATATAGGTGGTGGGCAAACGAGTCCACACATCGAAGAGATCCAGCGCTCGGAATCAAGGACACAAAACGCGGGATAAGCGTGGCTCATAAAGTGATGGAACGCTGGTTTAACAAGGAGGCAGGATGAGCGGAATCTACCAGGACGAGAAAGCGCCACTATGGTTACACATCATGGGTGGGATTCTGGGTGCAGTAATAGTGATATTGGTCAGCTGGCAAGGTTACGCGAAATACCAAGAATACGAAGCGAAAAAAGCAATTCAGAAAATGCGGTACGAAGCACAAATTGAAAGAGAACGTGCTGCACAACAAAGGCAGCTTAGTAGAGAACGCCAAGAACGTTTGAAAGTAGAAGAAATACGAAGACAAGAAAACCGAGCAAAATTTAACTCGCCTCAGTGTCAGTTCTGGCGCAACCATTACCGAAACAACATGAATGAGCAGAACCTGGAGAAGGTGAAGGAATACTGCCCGCAAGGACCCAGGGGAACATTAACAATTGATTAGGTGTCACCAAGGTGTCACGCGAATAGCGTTATATAACCGCAAAACGACAAAGGCGAAGGGAAGGAACCGGCAAGAAACCCGCGTAAACTGGCGCATTGCCCCGTAACAGGGTTTAGGTACCAAGGGTTCGAAACCCGCCACCCCAAATTGCAAAAGCTAAAAGCCTGTTTTTACAGGCTTTTTTCGTTTCTGGGCTTCACAATATCCCAGAAGTGTCGAAAAAGTGTCGAAAACCTTTTATGGTTAGGCAAGTTAGCAATGG